CTAATCTCTCGCAATCAGCCTACGGAAAGCCTCTGCCGCGCACAGTGGCACTTGTCCGTTTCCAATGGCTTTAAGTCTGTCCACCCGAGCGGCCACCCCATGAGCCACTCGACCCACGTTGGGTTCAGTTGCCCACCAGGTTTTTCGCCCGACCTCAGCAATTCCCCAGGCACCGAATCCCTGTCTCGCTGCGAGACAGGTAGCGTGCTGTTTTTTGCGTCCTGGCTGCATGGTGTTGGCCATCTTGCCGGAGTGTTGACCATCTGCGGCAATGATTGACCTGTCATCTTCTCCGTCATTTTCCCGCCGCGAGTTCCGTCCGTTGCCGATGGAGTTGCCCACAATCCAAATCCTGTCCCTTTTGTGCGGTGCTCCCACTTCTGCCGCCGAAAGCACTCCCCACTCCGCATCGAACCCCATCTGGGCCAGATCCCCGAGAATGACGTCGATTCCCCTAGCAGTGAGAACTGGCGAGTTTTCCACGAAGATGAAGCGTGGTCCCACTTCGCGAATGATCCGCGCAAACTCCTTCCATAACCCAGACCTCTCGCCTGTGATCCCTGCCCCTTTCCCCGCTGCCGAAATATCTTGGCACGGAAAGCCGCCTGAAACCACGTCAACAATTCCGTTCCAAGGCTTTCCATCAAAGGTGCAAACGTCATCCCAAACCGGGAAAGGCTGGAGAAGTCCGTCATTTTGTCGCTGGACAAGTACGCTTGCGGCGTAGGCGTTGACTTCAACAGCGCACACTGTACGCCATCCGAGCAACTTGCCTCCAAGTATTCCTCCACCAGCACCTGCGAAAAGAGCCAACTCATTTAATTGCTCCATTTTTAAAATTTCCTTTGACCGGTACTACTTTCGTTTTAAACTCAAGCAGCTTCGCGAATGGCTTGGATTTGATCACACAGAACACCTTTGACGCTTCCATCAATCGACCCAAGAGCAAGATCAAGGGCGACGTTCAGCAACTTGCTTGATGGCGTTGCCGCTTCCTCGAGTTCATCTATTCTTTTATGGGACTGCTCAAGCAATTCCTGCGTCAATTCCAGTTCATTCTTGATTGCGTCTTTTTCAGCAGCGATCTCTTGGAGTTTTTTTTCAGATATCTTGGCCTCTGCCTGGAAATTGGTTACCAAATTCTCCATCTCGATTGCCTTCAATTTAATTTTTTCGAATGCAGCTTTCTCTTCGACGAGCTCAGTCTTGAGAGCTTCTATGGTTTCTGCATGCTCACCGGCTCCAAAATCAGCAGCGATCTTCTGCTTTTCTTCGTCAGTGAGCAACGAGTGGATATGATGAAATACCCGCAGCGATTCAATTACAACCTCGGGCCTGTTCTTCGATCCACTCTGTATAACTGCGCATGAAGAACAAACAAGCAAGCCATGATTATTACTGAGATTTGCCTTTTGTTGACCACATAGTTCACAATTCCTTTTTTCTGCCATTTTCTTACCTCCAATATTTTCATCAAAATCAATACGCTCAGGGACACTCTGCATCTTGCACACATTACGGCAATAATGATTGACATAGACCCCTGTCCTATATTGCGCGCTATACTTTGACCAACAGCACCGCTTAAACGATTCCTTTGACATTCGCGTCTTGATGCCTGCAGGAGCCAAAGGGCATGATCTTTGTACTATTGGGCTCATTTGTTACCTCTTCGTTTTATCCGAGCAGATGCTCTATCCACCTCGATGCTTCCATGTCATTAACTTCACCTAAATACCTTTGAGTTGTGGCAAGATCAGCATGACGAAGAATAACTTTTGAAACCATCTCAAGCGGCATACCTGACCGAGATGCCTGGGTCGCTGCATGACGCCTCAAATCGTGCGGCCGCAGCTTCACACCAACAACATCACCAGCACGGCAGACAATACGTCTCGCAGTCGTATAGCTGATATCGAATATTTTTGATCTTCCAGCTATTCCGCAGCTGCGCACATAATCCATTAATCTGCGCTCAAGTTTTTTAGGAATAAAAACAGCTTCTCCGAGCCGTCCAGATTTTGGCCGCCTGATGGTAATTTTTCCATCATCAATATCATCAGGTCTCACGCCAAGCACTTCGCCAACACGCATCCCAGCTCGCCCCATTAATTCCATCATGAGTCTGCTACGCTCATCGGTAGTTCTGTAAATAATTTCATCAACAAGATCTTTATCAACAAGCCGTGGTGGAGCCATTCTCGGCCGTCTAAAAATTTTCCGAATCATCGGTCTACAGCATGGATTTGACAAACCGGGAACAGCTGTATCTGCAGTGAAGTTGTAAAACGCTCGCAACATCGAAGCCCTGCTACTTTTTGTCGCTTGCTTTTTGCCGGAACTGATTTTAGTGAGGAACGACAAAACGTCATTTTCAGAGACAGCCCTTATATCACAGCCGCGAAAATCATCTGCAAACCTCAACAATGTAAAACCAAAACCGCGCACTGTATTCGGCCTACTATTCGCTTCGTGATATTGCATATAATTATTAACAGCTTCGTTAACCAACATATCTACGCCCCGTGTTGACAGTCTATTCATTTGCTTCAAGTATCACATCAAACTCGGCATTTACTGCAAAATCGCCCATCCTCTGTTCAACTGATCTGGAGATCGCCTCCACCAGCTGCGGCGCCATGGACTGATCTCCATTGACGATATCAATCCAGTCCGGTACCGACTGTTGAACTGTATGATTGAGATGCGCCATAAATGCCACAGCCCGTCCGACGATCATTAACTCGACATCTGATACGGCAACATATTTCCCTTTCTTTTTTTCGAGGTTGAATCTGTCAGACTCGAGCCCCATTTTTTCACGCTCGAGGGCAATGGAGAGTTTTTCCTCACGCATCTGTATTTCACGGTCAGATTCCTTTTGGCCAGTTTCCAGCTTCCTGACGTGCAGGTTTGCATATTTTTTAACCGTCTTCAGATCGTATTTACCGTCGCTCTTTCTTGGCCGCAGCAACCCTTCGTTGCAATGGTCGTAAAACTGCGTTTTAGAAATCTGCCATCCGTTTTCCAGCAACCAACGGTGCACGGATATTTTCGATGTAAAGATCATCTCGGTCACGTTTTGTCTCCTGCCACAAAACTCTCGCCACGACGGATATATCCGCCGAAAATTTCTTTAGTATCAATTGCCTGCATGGCTGCAGCAAGACGCTCTTCTGCATTCATCGAGGCAGTTGCCTTCTGCAGCCGCTTAAGCTCGTTACGGCTAAAAACAGGTTTTCCCTGGTCGGTGAGCTTTTGCCATTCGTCCTGATCATCGGTTAAATAGATGGTCTTTCCGTTTGAGAGCTTCATCTCAATCACCAATGGCGTTGGTGTCGCTTGCGGCTCTTCCTTCACCTTTTTTTTAGGCTGCTTTTTTGCGGCAGGACGCAGACGATCATAACCGAGCTTAATTTTGATCCCTCGCGGCAATCCATCGATCACCCACTGGCGTATATCGACTCCTGCCTCATATGCCTCACCTGGATCCTTGGCGGTCGCTGCCGGAGGGTCAAGACGGCGATGCTGGCGATATGTCACCTGCCACCAACCCTGCTCCTTGTTACCTGCAGCGTCATAGTCCAGCCCGTTTATCACCAGGCTGGCGTTGGATAGCAGGGCATGGGTCCTACGGTCTGGTCTAGCAGACGAGTTCCATGTGGTGACCGCGCCGATCTTGCCCTCCAATAGTCCAGCAAGGAGGATTGCATCAAAGCCGCACTCGACGACAACAAAAACCTCAGCCTCTGGATGCAGCACCATGGTGGCCATAGATGAGCCGTCGAGCGGCAGATACTTGATGTTGCCGCCGAACTTGTCTATATCCTCATTGCGCCTGCGAATCCGCAACTGGACGAGCCGCTTCCGGTCGTCAAATGCCGGGATCACCCATCCCTGCGGGATCCACAACTTCGAGTTCTTTCCGTTCCTACCTTGCTTCTCACTAAGACCCCAAGCACTACGCGGCCGGTAACGGTCACCGCCTTTGGAACTAACGTTATAGCCAAGGCCGTAGGCTCGAGCTATCTCGCCGGAAATGCCACGTCCTGTAAGCCATGACAGCGCCTCACTGTGGTCCTTGAGCCGCTCCTGACAGTCAGCGAGCAGGTTGCCAGCTTTTTCCATCCACACAGTTCCAGGCTGGCCATAGTTTTTTGGAACCCATCCTTGGCCACCTGTAAGACGCTCAGGAGACGGTTGGTATCTCCTGCGTGTGTCACCGTTCCTATTCGGCAAAACGATCCCTAGCTCCATACAGGCTGTTTTAAAGTCCATATTGTGAAATTTTTGTAGGAAGGCGATTGTATCACCGGATATATCGCACTGGCGGCACCAGAACCGGCCGCGGCATAGGCCGCCTGTCTCTTTTTCCGGCCAGATATGGAATCGATCCGACGCCTGCCCCTTGCCGCCGTCACCGCAGGCAGGGCAGGCGGAGGAATACTCGCCGCCGTCTACTGTGGAGATCTTGCGCGGTTTAAACCCGAGGTTCTGAAGGTGGTCGAACAGGCTGGGCATTTCTTTTTCTCTTTTTTCTCTTCTTTATTTTTTATATAGGTGAGGATGTAGATGATAATTACTAAGAAACGCGCGCGCGTTTCCTCCCCGTATCCGTAAAAGTCTTATGGATTATCGCCTACTTCATCCCCCCCTTGCTAACTCCCGGCAGACTCTGAGCCGGTGGCTATATCCATCATCCGGCGATACCACTCGGCGTTGAGAACAATGCCGCGATAGTACGTAACCCCTTTGATTTTCACGACATTGAACTCGTCGCGGGACTTTAATTTTATGCCGAATGCCCGCTGCGACGGCGTGTACGTCTTCTTCTCGTTGATGTTTTCACGGAACCAGGTGGCAAAGGCGGTGTAGAGTTCCGTGGATCCTGTCTTTTTCTCTTCCTGACCGGTATTGCAGCACGCCTCAATGAATTGACCGACAAAGTCTGCGTCCTCCTGGTATTCCTCGGTGGCCTTCAATACCGATGACGGCGGGTCTAACTTCTTGCCGTTTGCCTGCCACCGGAGGCAGCCCTCGACCAACCAGGAGAGCACCTGCGAGTCGAGTTTTTCCAGCTTCTCATCGATATCTGGATCAGCCGGCCGCTCGTTCTCATGCTGCGGTTCTGTTTTAACGAAACGGAGCCGGTGTCTGATCAAGTAGGTGCGGTCCCAGAACGCCGGATCACCGGTCGGCGGTGTTGGCTCATGGTTACCGATCATCAAGGTGAGATGTGTTGGCTCGAAGTTACGGAGCTTTTTGTCGTAAGGATTGCGACCCTCGAGGACGTCGCCTCCGGTTATCCTTTTGACCTGTGCCGCTGAAAATCTGCTACCCTCCTCCACTTCAGAAGCAACGGCAAGCCTGAGCCCTTCGAGTTTCATAATCGCTGGATCTAGCCCGTTTGAGCTCCTCGGGGCATTGCTTGCCAGGAAGAGATCAGATGGGATCATAGCGGCGTAATCGCCCATCGTCCGGATAATGGCATCCATAAGTAGCGACTTTCCGTTACGGCCGCGCCCGAGCAGGAACGGAAAGACATGCTCAGTAGTCAACCCGGTAAGGCCGTAGCCAAGGAGCCGCTGCACAAAGTCGATCAACTCATGATCGTTGTCATAAATTGTCTGTACAAACTCCACCCAGTCGCTGAGATCAACACTGTCCAGGCCGAGATAATCACAGGAACATTGTTTTGAGATCATATGGCCCGGCTCTCCCGGGTATAGCTCTCCAGATCGCAGATCGACAACGCCGTTTCTGACGCCAAGCAACCATGGATTTTTATCGAACTCGGTGCCGACAATGGTGATGCCGTTGTCAAAGTTTGTACGTGCAAATTCAAGACAGGCATTGCGGCCCTTGGTCTGCCTGAGTGCCTTGATTTTTGCCTGCAGCATAGATATCTTGCGCTCCCAGCTCTTGGAGAATATCTTATGGTCATCCGGGTCGTTTTCCTTCTTGGATTTTTCGATCTGTTCCTCGAATGCTTCGATTTCCTGGATGTACCGATCGGTAACATACCGGACAAGGCCAAGGGCCATATCTGTTTCGTCCTCTCTCCAACAATGGCCGTTCCACTGGTACCAACTCCCGGATGCCTTGGCATAAAGCATCTTGTTTTTGAGCAGCTCGGCATAAAGCCGGCCGTCGCCCTCGCTCTCGGTCGCCAGACACTCCATGACAAACTTAGAGGGCAAATCCGAGTTAGGTGCCGGCGGATTGCTTTTGACTACTTCACCGCCTCCACCGGTATTATCTCCTATCGTTCTCATCGCCTCCCCTTACCACTGGCAACTTTTTTTTCGCTGGTATAGCCAGCGGCGGGAAACGAACCCATCCAGGACAACGGCAACTTGCGGAACCGGGAAACCCTCGCGCAGCATACGGTCGGCAATCATCTTAATATCTCCATTAATATAAGGATCTATGACAAAAACTCGCCCGCAACTCTTACACCTCCATTGTTGTTTTCCTGCACCAGTTACCCCGGCTCGCCATAAATCCTGTCCTGCACATCTTGGACACTCTGGCAGATCCCCTGTGGTAATCCGGCATATACTTGCACTCATATGGAGTCCTCGCTAAGATTCCGTTTTTCCGCTAAAATAAAAAAAATATCCATGCGCTTTTATCGAGCTCTCCCGTACCCGTGAGACCCCCGGCCCTGGAAGGACCCAAAAGGTTTTGAATCTGTTGTAGACCTTGCTGTGATCCCCCTTAAGGGGAGGAGGAGGTGTGGAGGAGGGTGCGACCCTTTGCTCTCCTCCAGGCAGAAAGAAGCGGCCGAACAACTATCACCACCAACGGTCAATCGATTGAGCAGTACGTCAGTAGTGCGGATATTGTTAATCTGCATAACATCCCTCACTCTCTGAGGAGGCCCACGCCGCCCTGCTTGCGGCGCCATCGGGCACGGGGTTGAGGGAATCTGATATTAGGAGTGGCGCACAAACATACAGATCAGCAGCGGCATACGCAGCAGGGCCTGACGCTTTCTTATCAAGCACGATTAAGAAAAATGAAAAACACACGTACATGATTATGCCAATGCCAAAGGTTGCGAGTGCATTCTCATGGAGAAACAACGCAGCACGATCGCATATACTTATTTCGTCAGCTGGATTAGGCAAAACAGAAACACGGCTACAGGAGCCGCTATCATCAACAGGCAAGCAAGAAGTCTCATTTATGTTTACCATTTTATATGCCCTTTCTTTACCGGCGTTGCTTTACCAGTCCTAGGATCGATAAAGACATTGCGGCTCTTCGTTTTTCTTTTGGGAACAGACGCCTCGAGCTCCTCGGCCATAAGAATGAGCTCCCGAGCCTGTTGACGAAGCCTTGCGGCCGTCAGTTCAACGGTGCTGAGTTTATGCACTTCCGGCAGGTTCATAGCGATTTGTTGGCAGAAATGAGGAGCATAATTGCCTTGACAGCATCCATGCCTTCCTTTTCGATTTGCTGCTGCTCTTTATCTGTAACCACCCCATCAGCGATAGATTCCTCAAGCTTCTTGATGAGTTCGCCATACTCAATTGTGGCTCGCATAGCCTGAGCGCGTATATCTTCTATGGTGAGGCTTCCTGACTCTGGGATAGGTATTGCAACACGACCGAGCTGGAATTCCATAAGGTCCATAACCTGATAGTCGCCAGTGATACGGACCAAAGGCACTATTTGCTTTGCCGGGAATCTGACCCCAGTTGCACTCTCATTACCCATATCCGGATCTTCTGTTGCCGCCCGGTACAGGTATGAAAGCGCCATATCGAGCTGCTCTGCGATAGCTTTCGGCGGTATCCTGCTGTGGTGAATGGTGTCGTAGAGCGCCTCTTTCAGCGTCTTTGTCTGTGTGATGTAAATGTCGCTCATGATGATTTTACCCTTAAATTTTCATGGCAGACCCCACAGGAGCGGGGTTAGACTAATTTTTTGTATTGGACAAAAACGCCCGCCCCCTGTTAGGATGTTAGCTGCCAGGCTAAAAACGCCCTAATTGTGTCCAGGGGACGGGACTTTTCTTATTTTCCTTCCTTTGACCGCTCACGGGCCAACTCTGTTTCCAACTCAGCTACCCGTCGTTCATGGAGCTCACATGAAGCCGTCAATAGATTTCTTGCGATTGCACGATGCGCTTGCAGATGCACTGCGGGCATTCCCGAAAGAGAAGTCTCAAATGACGCAGCGAGATCAGAAACTTTTTGATCGAGTGAGCCGTCTTCAAGATGCCGTGATAGATCGGACGCTTCAGCAGACACGGAAATCGAAGTCGTGATTCCTGAATTATCGGTATATGAGCTTGTGTATTTCATGAATCGCCATTGGGTTGATCTGGCCAAAGTTCATCAATCGACAATTTGGTTATTTCGGATATCAGCTTTCTGAGTACATGAGACTGACTCTCACCACTTATGACTCTGTAAAAAGCAGATTTGCCGTATCCGTTTTCCTTTGCCACCTCTGGAACCAACTTGCCGGTTGCCAACTGGATCGCTCCTATTATTTGTATGCTGTTCATGGGGACCATGGTAGCGCAACATATCGCGCATGTCAAAGCCTTTATGCGCGATATGTTGCTCATAAAATCGACGCACAATTCAACTATATGATATTATGGCAAATAAAAATTTAATTGAGAGACTGTTAATTCTGAAAGGCAACATGAGCACGCGAGCTTTCGCGCGGCTCGTTGACATTGGGGAGTCGAGCATAAGAGGCTACCTCAACGGAAGCAACACGCCACCTGTTGAGAAGCTACTAAAAATCGCCAAGCCATTTAAAACGACGGTAGAATGGCTGTATAGCGGAAAAATGCCAAATATCAAGGATATCGACAACAAATGTCTCAGTGATCTTTACCGGGCAGACCCTGAAGTTATTGACATCGAATCAGATAAAAATAAAATATTCCCTGTTGTCAGAACGTATGACGACCTAAAGTCACAACTGCACTTCTATTGCATTCACTGCGGAAAATGGCATCAACACGGTAGAGGAGGCCCAGACGAACCTCTACAGTTAGGAAGAGAAGGATACGGCGGAGGCCATAGAATATCACATTGTCTCGCCGAAAATTCTCCATTTAAGGTAAGAGGGGTAATCCTTGAGGTTGTTGGCGAGTTCACTGACGAGATTAAAAACCAGAAACCAAAGGAGACACCTTGCTTCTGCCATAAATGTAAAAAATATTACTCGACTGCATTGAACGCTTGCAGTTGCGGTTTCATAAACAAAAAACGAAGGAACAAATATCCTTACATGTTGGATATTTACATGAAATGTGCATATGAATTAGCTGGCAACGAAAAACAAGAAATAGATCCTAAAAAAAATCAACATGACCAAAATACATCCAGGCCGCCTGAAATAAATAATGCCGAACCAAGCACAGAAAATCAGTGGTCAATATCAGAAATGCTGGTCATGACCACCGAAGTACTTGAATCAAAAACATCATATAGGTCGGCCCTGGCAGCTAATATTAGGGCCTTTCATGAAGCTGTTAAAAACGAGGAAGGAATGGAAAAACTGAACGAGAAATTAGACAAACTACTTAAAGAAAACCGCGCAATGGCTGAGAGAATGGCGCGCATGGAGAAAAGGTTGAATGGCTTCGAAGAGCCATCCCCTCAAAAAAGAGAGCAAAACGCGGGGTAAAATTATAGTACTCCGTAAGGAATATAAGGATCGAAAAGAGGGAAATACATAGGTGAAAACATCAAAATTTACTAGGTAATTATACCGTACTTCACTGCAATACCAGTCAAAAAGAGGAAAGCAAGAAATGGATTCATTAATGGTTCTAGTTGTTGTGGCATCAGCGATCTGGGTGTATTTCGATGCAAAATCGATAGGCGCAGAACGAGGACTATCAAACGGATTTCTAAATATGGGACCGATTGGGTGGGCGATGTGCGTGGCCATCTTGTGGATAATCTGCTTTCCTCTTTATCTTTTCAAACGTAGTGACATAAAAGCACTAGCATCAGGCGACAGAATACCTGACCACAACACCACTAAACCTTCAGCAATTAACACTGCCGCAAAGGCAGTTGGAATAGGTTGGTCTCTATTCTGTTTTGCTGGTGCTGCCTTTGGCATTGCTGAGATTAGCAAAGTGGCAGACACCTTAGGGAATAGTGACTTTGAAATGGCAGGCGCAACCATCGGCGCAGGAATCGGTCTTGGAGTGTGGATTATTGCATGGATAGTTATCGCCGGTCCAGCAACCATTGTTTTCCTCTTTACAAGGAAACAGCAGATCGTAACAATGGTTCAAGAAAAACACCAAACAACCAAGAAACCAAACACTAAACACTGCCCATTCTGCGCTGAAACAATCCTTAAAGAGGCTATATTCTGTCGTTTTTGCAAACAAAGTTTAACCAATGATGAATCTGCAAAAGATAGGAATTCTGAAAGAACAGCCACCAATAAACAAACAGACTGGCTAAATAAAGGAAAACGTCTCCTGCAAGAAAATAGAAACAATGAGGCAATTGCCGCACTGTCACAACACATTGAAACCAACCAAACAGATAGCACCGCTATCTACCTTCGGGCCATTGGCTATTCAAGAATGAAGGACAAAAAAAACATGACTATCGACCTGAAGGAATCTGCCAGACTGGGGAACGTAAAAGCAAAGCAGGCTCTGAAAAAAATCTAATAATAAGGATAAACACATGGCTAGCAAACTAGACATAGTAAAAAAACACATTTTTAAATATCACAACAGGTATTTATTTTTACTTTTTATCATAGCTTGTGTTGCGGTCCCCTACATGCGTTACAAATCAATCCTCACAACCCCAGAAACCATCAATGCAGCAGGGCACAGCCTTGTAATCATAGCAATACTTTTTAGCGGATTTCAGTTCAGGGCCAATCATGATTGGAACCGAAGACAATTGGCTATAAAAGAAGCTAAAAACGTAAAAATAAGCCTTCGAGATTCTATAGAAATTATTGATAAAAAATTCAATTACACAAACAGAAGAAGACATGAAAAAATAGCAGTAGAAATAATCCACAAAGCGATATGTGTCTTAAACAGTGATGGTGAATGTAAGTTCTTTAATGGAAAGCTAAGAATAGATCATGACGGAGACGGAGGGAAGGTTGACAGCGCTCTAACCAGTGTCCTAAATAATTTTGAATACCTTGCTACAGGAGTAGAGCAATGTGTCTTTGACGAGGAAATAATATACAAACTCTATGGTGGCCCATTATTGAGAGTAGCCGCGATTTTCGACGATTACATTACACATATCAATGTCGATATGTATCCAGGGAGACAAGGAAAAATTTACGAAAACCTAAGGTCAGTAGCCTCGCGCTTCGAAGATCGAGAGAAAAACAACACTGAAAAATCTAGGGCCGAAACCGGTTGATCCGGATTCGGCCCTAGATAATTATATTCTTATTGATGATAGTTACTTATCTGGCCACTCTTCATTATAAAATTTCATACCAATTCCTCCATCATGTCTAATTTTTGTTACTGTTACGAGCAAAAAACAATACTTAACGCAACTAATTGTACTCTAAATACTATAGCATCATCACAGATGAAACAAGAAAAAACTAGAAAAAACTCAAATGTCAGTACACCAAAAAAAAGACGGCCGCTGGTTTATCAATTATCCTAAAGGGAAGAACACTGCCGAACCAAACCGGACTCGTGAATACTTCGGCCGTGGCCCAGATGCCGAGATCAGAGCCATAGAACGCAACAATGAGCTCGGCCTAGGGAAAGAAAAGGTGGACAACTCTCCACCGTTTACTGATTTGGCAAACAGTTATTTGGCAGCAAAAAGCCCAATGATGTCCAATGCCAGCTATATAGCACTTAAATCAAAAATCGATGGCGTTATCCTGCCGGAGCTTGGCGCTCACAAAGGCTCTCAGATAACACCAGACAAACTCGACAAATATGTCTCATATCGGTTAAAAAAAGTGAAAAGGACAACAGTCCACCGAGACCTGTGTGACATTCGTGCAATTTTGCGCTGGTCGGTGAAGCGGCGATACATAGCATCAAACCCGATGGATGGTTATGACTTCCCGGCCCGGGATGATGCAGAGATACGCCCACCGACGGTAGCTGAGGTCCAGGCTATACTCAAGCATTCTCCACCGCACCTGTACCGGGCTATAGTTCTTTCCTATTATACCGGTCTACGCCCAGGGGAAGTTGAACTGATGCGCCTCACATGGACCGACGTCGACCTTGCCGGAGGTAACATTGTGATCACTTCTGCCGACAAAGGAGGATTGAAGACACGGACGGTGCCGGTTATGGACAAAAACTTTATGGCCTTACTGGGAAAATGGCTCGAGGAGGATCTCAATGAGAATAAGCCAATGTCGGCTCCTATAGTAACCTATAAAGGCAAACCGATAAAAACGATAAAGACTGCTTGGAGAACAGCGAAAAAAGCAGCCAAGATAACAAGACGCATGCGCATGTACGATCTGCGCCATTCATTTGCCACCAAACTGCTCAGTAACGGAGCTGATCTCAAACACGTCTCGTCGCTACTGGGGCATAAATCAATTCAGCAGACAGTAGACAAATATCAGCACCTCTCAAGGCAATTAACTGAGGATGCCCTGAAAAAACTACCAACCATTTTTGAGCCGGAAAAAGACGACAGATAAACCGTACCTGTGTACTTAATCTTCAACTTCTCCGACAAATTTATCTGTATCCAGAAAATCAAACGAATATTCTTTACCGAGAGACAGTTGCACGCCAAGATCGTATAAGATTTGCCTCGCATATGTAATAGAACGGCAAGCTTCCCTCTCAGTGATAGCAGTACCAAGCTCATAATCTGCTTGACGACGTAACAACCTCATTGCGTCCAGACTATTTGATGCGTGCGAACTTACACTTCTGAGCGCATCTACTACATTTCCATGGCCACGATTACCAACAGTCGAAGACCCCGTATAGTCTCGCGCTGTGATGAGCGCAGCGTAGTAAGCCCTATTTACCACTGTCCGCAACAGAACAGGCTCAGGCGATGCAGGGCGAGTATCATACAACCAGGTGGCAATCACAAACAAATCTCGTGGATTACAAGTCATAATCTGAGAGATTTATGAGTTTACAAAAACAACATTTTTTAGACCATCTGCAATACCACAAGCATCTATTTCCTCAAATACAGCACGATCTTTGCTTAAAAACTCTTCATCCAAAGGAAGCCCAGATTCAAAAACAAGCTCTAGGAGTGGCTCACCAGTATCAGGATCCATGATACAATTCAGAAACTTTTTATCACTAAGCCCAGGATATATATTGTCAATTATCTCTGACATTTTAACCAGAAAGTCCTGAACAAAAGGATACTCATGGACGTACGATACAATTTTTTCCACATCACTTTGTTGACAAGAATAAAGACTCATAAATTCAAAAGGAGCTTTTGAATAAGCTTTTGCACTATCACTTTCAAGATCAAGATATCCGTTCCTATAAGTAGGAACCTGATCATAATCAGAAGATGTGAAGTCCCTACACAACGTCGACACCAATGGTGAAAGTGCAATTGTACCGGCCAAACCGATTTTCGTTGCAACTGAAGCCACTTTGGCTACTGTTCCCTTCAAAAATGATCCTTCGTCTTTTTCGAAGGAATCAAGCATATCAGTTGTCCCTATTCGCATAACTTCACCGCCCGACATTGTTTTTTGTTCAAAAGATCAGAAAGTACTTTTTTATTTTTCTCATGGAGGATATCGAACTTACTGCGAGTCACTTCCACGTCTGCAATATCAGAAGCGGCAGCAAGTTGCGTAAAATTATACCGAACATTATGATCGATTGTTGTAAGCATTCCATGCGGAGTTTCATGTGTACTTAAATTGAGATTATGCAACAACCTACCATCTGACTCTTGAATACTTTCAAACCATCCCTGGTAAACATGCCATAAAGCTCCAGCCTCTTTTGCCTGCCTCGACAAATACCTAGACCGCGAATTGAAAACTTGATTAATCTTATAATTTTGTTTTGTTCCACCAACAAAGCGGTCAACGACATGAAGCACGAGATGATTAACAGGATTCCTGCCATCATCTACTAATCCAACTATCGCAGCAAGATCTTCAATTGCCTTGCCAGCCACACCTACCCACCTTTCGTAGACATAACAGGACACAATTATTGAATTTCTTTCAACTTTGATAGCCCACGCCGGCTGCTTACTATCTGCCTTTAGCCGCTGCAAATAAACACCCTCAGCTTCTGGCTTCATTGATGGTGCAACATCACCATGACTCATTTGAATACTAACCACATTAGTAGTTGAAAAGACAGGATATTTATCCTTAAACGTTTCCTTCAGAGCATGTAAAGACTGAATAGCTCGAGCGGAAAACGGACTATCAAAGACACAGACGAAGTTAGCGACCTCAATCGCATGATCACCGCTTATCGGCCGACTCAT